GCGAAGGCTTGACCCGACCAACCTGATGGCGTTGTGTTCGGCCTGTCACGTTGAGAGGACGAAGCGAGGCGAGTGAGTTATAGGAATTATCTTTCTTTGCAGGTGGAAGGCGGGGGGCCTAGAAATTGTGGGCAGTACATGCTCCACGACCTATCATGGTCGCGTTTACATTGGACGCCAGCAAATCAGCGTTCCCCAAAGGAGGGGGTAAGATGCCGGGAGTAAAGGGAAGAAGCGGCGGGCACAACCGCAAATCATCGAAAGATCACAAGCGTGACGGAACATTCCGAGGTCATAGACACGCGGACAGGCTAGACGCTGGCTTGCAACCGATCGAGTCAGCACCGGCACCGCAAGGACTCGGCAAGCGTGGCGTTGAGCTGTGGCACAAGATTGTCCGTGTGCTTGCTGGAAAGTGTTTGACTGAGACGCATTTGGAATCTTTGGAAGAGTATTGCTTTGCCTGGGATCTCGCTTGCAAGTTGCGTCCATTGATGATGGATGACCCGTTGGACAAGGAAACGCGGATCGCATGGAAGACGGCAGCGGACAACCTTGACAGGATCGGACGGCAGTTCGGGTGGTCTCCTTTGTCGGCATCGGCAATCAAGATGCCAGGCGGTAACGATGGCGAGAAGTCACCTTTCGAGGAATGGTTAAAGAACGGCGGTAATGTGAATTGATAGCGAACGTGAGTTATCGGCATATTGTTGAAGGCTATGTTTCCGCTGTTGAATGTGGAAGCATCGCGGTTGGGATGCCAGTTGCTAAAGCGATTGAGCGTTACGGTCGCGACATGGACCGGCAACGAGATGCTGACTTCCCGTTCTACTTCGACATCGCTGCTGCTGAACACGCTTGCATGTTCTTCCCAGTTGCCTTGCGTCACAGCTCTGGTCGCTGGGATGGTCAACCGTTTCACCTCGAAGGATGGCAATCGTTCCTGATCTGGAATCTGTTTGGATGGAAACGACTTGACGGCACAAGGCGATTCAGGCGGGCACACGTTTCCGTTGCTCGTAAGAATGGCAAGTCAACGATCATTGCCGGCATCACGCTGCTGCTGTCATTGGAAGGCGAACACGACACGCAAGGGTTTATTGGAGCGACGAAGCTTGAACAGGCTCAGATTGTGTTCCGCATGATCGAACAGATGATAGGCAAGTCGTCTGACCTATCAAAGGTAACCAAGCGTACTCGAAACAACATCGCTATTCCGATGTTCGATGGTTACTTGCGGCCTATCGGATCTGACAAGCCGTTCGACGGTTTGAATCCGCATGTTGTCGTGTTCGATGAATTGCACGCTTGGAAAGAACATCACCGCGAGTTTTACGACACGATGACGACAGGATCGGCAGCCAGGACGCAACCGCTACAGCTAACGATCACAACTGCCGGTAGCGACAAGAGCCAGCTTTGGAATGAGGAAACCGACTACTGCAAGATGGTCCTGAACCAAGATGCAGAAGATGAGTCGTTGTTTGTTTACATTGCCGAAATGGACGAAGACGATGACCCGTTCGATGAGGCCAATTGGATCAAGTCGAATCCTAACCTTGGCGTATCGGTCAGCATTGACTACCTGAGAGAACAGGCCAATAAGGCACAATCAAGACCGCAAGAGCGTAGCAAGTTCCTGCGATACCACGGCAATCGGAAGGTAAGCAGTAGCGAGACGCCATTGACTTCAGAGATATGGGACGGATTGAAGGTTGACCAGTTAACCGACTGGAAGACTGCCGACTGCATCTGTTGCGGCATTGACCTTGGTGGACGGAATGACTTGGCATCTTACGCACTCGTCGCCAGATTTCCGGCAGGAAGCGTTGAGGACGAAGACGGGAACGAGTCACCTGTCTGGCGTTACGAGTGCCGTGTTAGGTCGTTCATTGCAGAAGATACCAAGCGTGACCTATCGCAGCAACCTTGGGCTAACTGGATCTATGAAGGCAAGTTGACCAAGGCCAGGTACGTTATACCAACATTGCGTGATAGCCTGCTTGCCGATGCCGACGAGTATGGGTTTAGCAAGGTTGCATTTGACCCGTACAACGCATCGCAGCTTGGCGACGAACTGGAACAGCTTGGCCTAACACCAGCGAAGATGCCACAGAACTACTACCACTTCAATGAGCCATTGCGAGAGTTCCTTGAAACGGTAACAGAAAAGCGTATCAGCCACGACGGAAACGACCCGGTTTTACGCTGGGCTGTTGGCAACTTTGTGTTGGTTCGTAACTCGCAAGACTTGATTATGCCAGATAAGAAGACCAGCAACGACAAGATTGACCCGTTGGTGTCTTTGGTGATGGCATTACGGATGGCAATGTTCGAACCTGCTGGAAGTTCCGGCAGCCTGTTTTTGACTTAATGGAGTGATGCTGATGGGCATGGGTGGATGGGTTTCGACGTTGCTTGAATCGTGGAACTCTACAAACAAAAACGGATCAACGCGGGTTACCGAGGCTGCTGCCTTGTCGTATCCACCGGCGTGGTATGCAGTCAACAAGATATCAGGTCACATCGCACAGATGCCGCTTGTCGTGAAACGTCGTGTTGACGATGGTGCCGAGACGGACAAGGATCATCCAGCGTACCGCGTACTGAAGACAAGGCCGAACACGTACCAAACGGCAGCGGTGTTCAAGTCGCAGTTGATGATGCACTACCTGCTTTGGGGTAACGCTCGTGCTGCAATCTACCGAAGCGGCGATTCAATCGAGCTGCTTCCTTTGTTGCCTTACGATACGGTGACAGTTTGGGACGAAGGCGAGAAGTGGCACGTTACCAAGCTATTCCGTGATGACCGCATTAGCTTGCTGGAAGACTTCCTTGGTAATCCGCAGGCCAACGTGTCATTCCGAGACGAAGACGTTTTGCACATGCCTTGGGTTACCAGTAACGGAATCGATGGCGTTGGGGTATTGCAGGCTGGAAAGCGAGCGTTGGCAATGGGGATCGATGCTGAGAAGCACGTTTCCAATAGCCTGTCAAAAGGATTCACAGGCCGCATCCTATTGCAGGCACCAACTGGAGTATTCCGAAAGGAGGACGACGCCAGAGAGTTTCTGGAGAACTTTAAGAAAGACCATAAAGGACCGGAAGGAAACGAGATCGGAATGCTGCGAGAGGGTATCGTTGCGAACCTGTTGCAATCCTCGGCCAGGGATAATCAGCTCATTGAACAGCGAGTATTCCAACGGCAGGACGCGGCGTTGCTATTCATGCTGGAATCTATCATCGGTGACGATTCAAGCGTTTCCTACAACAGTCTTGAGCAAAAGCACTTGGCCTACCTTGTCAACTGCCTTGGGCCGATCTTAGTGCGATGGGAGGAAGAATGCAACGAAAAGCTTTTAAGCGAAGAGGAGAAGCGGTCAGACTCGCATTACTGCAAGTTCAACACTGGTGCTTTATTGCGGACAGACTATCCAACGACAATCGACACGCTATCCAAGGCACTTCAGTCGAGGATCATCACGAGGAACGAAGCTCGGGAGAAGATCGACATGAACACAGTGGAAGGCGGCGACGACTTCGAGAACCCGAACATCGACAAGCTCCAAAGTTCAAGAGACACCCCAGATCCAAGCGACGACGATAGTGGTGATGATACCGGCGACGACGTTGCGCCACAGCAGTCAAATCGTGCTGACGCTATCCGTGGACGCTTACAGCACATGCTAGGCGTTGAGTCCAAGCGAGTTAAGAATGCGACAAGTAGCAAGGACTACATTGCCTGGGCTGATCGCTTCTATTCTCGATGGTCCAGTACGTTTGGCGAGGTTATCGGTGAGCTTGGTGGCGATGAGATGCTTGCTGAGTCGTATTGTTCGAAACACAAAAGCGAGATCCTGAAGGTTTACGACGTGGCAACGGCTGACACGTTTTTACAGGAAATCGAACAGGTTACCAGTGGTTGGTCTGTTGAGTCTATCGTGAAGTCAATCTTGGAGGATTTAGGCGATGTTTAAGGTAAACGCTGACAGTGGCGAGATGTTCATTTACGAAGAGATTGGGCCAGCTTACTGGGGTTTCGTTGACGCTGCCACGGTCATTGCCGCACTTGATGACATTGGCGACAGACGTGCTACTGTTCGGCTGAATTCGCCAGGTGGATCAGTTGACGAAGGCGTTGCAATCTACAACGCATTGGTACGTCATCCCGGTGGCGTTGACATTGCGATTGACTCGCTTGCTGCATCAGCGGCCAGCTTCATTGCAATGGCAGGTGATAACATCACGATTGCTAAGAATGCAAGGATGATGATTCACAGTCCGTGGACGATTGCACTTGGTAACGCAACTGACCTGAGAAAGACTGCCGACGTTCTGGACAAGTACGACGAAAGCTTGGTTGCCAGCTATGCAGAGCGATCAGGGAACAGCGAGGATGACGTTCGTGCCTTGATGGCTGCCGAGACATGGTACACGGCGACCGAAGCTGTAGAGGCTGGATTTGCGGATCAGGTTGGCAACTTGGTTGTCGAGGATCAGGCAACTGTTGCAGCTAACCGTTACAAAAACACTCCAGCGGCATTTATCATTCCAGATAAGAAAGTAGCTGCAAAAGCTGGAACAAAGACGCAAAGCAACTGGAAGCTTCAAGATGCTGAACTTAGGCTGAGGCTTGCACGAGCAAAATAATAACGTGTTCGGATTTTATTGATTGACGAAGTAGTAGCCTATGCTACACTTTTAGCTGACAACTTAATTTTGCAAAGACCTACGCAACTCGTTAGCGGCGTGGCCAAGCAGATTGAGGACGTACATTTTTACGTTTCCCAATCGTGAGCCATTCCGCTATTGTTGTTTCTTGGCTCACGTATAGCTTACGGAGAGCCATAGTGTTCAACCTGAAAGAACTGAAAGAAGAACGAGCCAAGGCACTTAGTGAAGTCGAGGCCATTAACGCGGTTGCCAAGGAAGACAAACGCGATCTCAATGATGAGGAAGCAGCTCGTATCGATGCCATTCTAGGCACCAAAGAAAAGCCAGGCGAGATCGCTGCGATTGAAGCCAAGATTGAGCGAGCTGAACGGTTCGAGGCCAAGCGGCGCGAAATCGTCAATCAACATCATCAGCACAAGATTGAAGAACAGCAGGATCAGCTTGAAGACAAGCCTGCTATCGAGAACTTCAAGATTCCTGCCAAGGCAAAGTCACACGGCCAATTGCGTGCCTACAAAGGCGACAGTGCCGAGCGTGACGCTTACGTTGCCGGCCAGGTTATCTTGGCTGGAATGTTCGGCAGTCAATCGGCATCTCGCTGGTGTGACGATCATGGCCTGAAAGTCAATGCCTCGCTAAGCACTGGCGACAACAGTAAAGGCGGGTTTATCACCACCGACGAAATGCAAAACGCATTGGTACGGTTGCGTGAAGAACGTGGCGTTTTCCCTCGGTATGCCAATAGCTTCCCAATGGGTGCCGATATCGTCAAGGTTCCTCGGCTATTGTCGGACGTTACCGCTTACTGGGTTGGTGAATCGTCTGAAATCACCGCTTCCGATCCAAGCCTTGGCCAAGCTGAATTGATGGCTAAGAAGCTTGCTGCATTGACCAAGTTCAGCAGCGAAGTCGATGAGGATGCTGTTATTCAGATCGGTGACATGATCACCACGAGCATGGCTTACGCTTTGGCTGACAAGATCGACGACGCGGCATTTAACGGCGACGGAACCAGCACTTACGGTGGTGTTCTTGGTCTGAAGTCGGCATTGGCGTCTGGTGCAATCAAGGACGCTGCAACCGGCAACACTGCTGCCACCACTCTGGATCTGGCTGACTTTGAACAGACCGTTGGACTTTACCCGCAGTACCCTGGTGCCTCGCCAACGTGGTTCATGCACTCGGCAGTCTACTGGTCTTCCGCAGCTCGCTTGATGAACGCTGCCGGTGGTAACAGCAATGACAACTTGGCCAATGGTCCAATGATGACGTTCCTTGGTTACCCGGTCCAATTTGTTCAGGTCATGCCAAGCACTACTGGCGTTTCTGCATCTACCATCTTGGCTTACTTCGGTGACCTGCGATTGGGTGCAACCTACGGAACTCGTCGCAGCATGAACACGCAAGTCAGCACCGAACGGTACTTCGAGACTGACGAAATCGCAATCCGCACGACCGAGCGTGTCGCAATCAATATCCACGAGCGAGGCGACACGATTCGTACCCGTCCAGTCGTTGCATTGAAAACCGCCGCTTCTTAATCCATCGTTCGCTCCGGTGGACCGGGCTGGGCTGGTCTTATGACTGGCCTGGCTTT